CCATTCTAGAAACAGGAACATTTAATGAACGATATAACTTGTTCTGGAAATATTTGATGTCATCTATCTCACCTAAATTAGAACCTCCAGGAAGTGTAGTAATTTCAGTACCACGACCACCTTCTCTACGAGGTAACCAGAAGTCTTCTAACATTGACATATGGTTTCTATCATCACGAATCTCACCAGTAGATGCATCGTAAACTAGTTTATTACGATATCTGTTCATTACATCTTTTAGATATTGTTCTGCTTTTACTTTCGGCAAGTTACCAACATCAATATAAAAGATTCTTCTTTCTGGTGCTCTTGATATTCTGTATATAACTAAACTGTCTTCAATCATTCTTAATTGATTGACAGGTTTAATTGATTTGTGTAAGTATGATAATACATGTCCTTTGTTCTGGTCAATAACACCAGATGGACAATATGTAATACTATCAGCAGCAATCTTAATGCCTTCTGTAGTACCCATCTTTAAACCTTTATCGTTGTAGATAAAGTATTCTTCTATATCTTGAATTAAATCAACTTGTGTAGCATTATCTTTTTGTTTATTGACTTGTCTTACTTTCTTAATTTTCTTAGGATCTATATAACGAACTTCTACAAGTCCTTTTCTTGGATCCTTCTTATCAATAACTTTGTGATAAAATAATCTACCATCGATATACCACCTTCTAAAGATATCATGACCTTTTACATTAAAGTCTAATAATCTTAATACAGTGTTAAATTCTTCACGAATTCTTTTCTTGATAGTTTCTGAATATTGTAAATTATCGAGAGCGATAGCAACCGACTGATCTTTTTCATCAGATACAATTGATTCGTTTACTATGTCTTCGATTGCAGAATCGCACTCAGGTTGAGTTGCGATGTCACGATATCTACGAATTAAATCTTGTTCAGATCTTTCTCTACCATCAGTATCAAGAACTTGACCGAAGAAACCTCCTCCAGCAACTTCGGTCGTTCCATCATCTGTACTTGGTAAAGTGAACTTCTCTTGACTTTTTTCGTCTTTGACTCGCTCAAACTTAAAACCAAAAAGTTGTGCCATGTTATAATTACTCCAAACTTAAAATTGTATAACTATTTATACTCGTTAAATTTAGAAGTTTACACCACTTGCTTCAAAGTGTTGGTATCTCCATGTACACTCAAACTCTTCAATAGTATTGTTAGTTTCAGTGGCCAACTCTATTGTAGCAACAGTCAGTGGCCATGCGTTTCTAAAGATATAACTCTTAAGAACTGTATCATCTCTATCTAACTGCTCAACAAACAAGTCAGTTTGATAGTCAGCAGGAGCAACTACACCAGTTCCTTCTGCTAAATCGTTGATACCATTTGACCATCTTTCCATAGCATTCCTAATCATAAAGTCAGTGTCATTGATGAAAGTTACTGACCATGGATCTGTAAACTCTCTGTCACCTGCCATATAGATACTTCTTCCACGGAAAGGTACAGCAATCTCACCAAGTGCTTGAGCAGGTAAGTTTGATGCCTTTACTAGAAAGGATGTTCTACGAACATCTAATCCGATAGCAATACCACTAGGTGGAGTAATCGTTACTCTAAATTGGTTAGGTCTAGCACCACCACCAATCAGATTCGCTTTAAAATCGTCTATTGCTGCCATGATTAACCTCCTACCTCACTGAAAGAAACACCTGTTCTTACAGCAATAAAGTTTAGTGTAATGAAGTTAATTGAACGAGCAGGTTTGATGAATATATCTGCAACAAACTCATTTCTATCAATTACTTCCCCTGTATTATTAGTAGCATCACACTTCACTAAGAAGTCTGTAATACCTCTACGACCTTGAACATCTCTTAAGAATGGTTCAATTAAGTTTCTAAACTGTGCTCTTGTAAACTCATCATTGAATTCAAAGAGTTGAAACTTGGCTGCAGTAGAAATCGCTTTCTCTAATACTAAGAACAATCTACGAACATTAATTCTATCAAACGCACTTGGTTTTGATAGAGCAGTTTTATCTCCAAATAAAACTACACCTTGTCCTGGAAAGTTTACAACAGGATTAACTCTTGCACGATACAAGAAATCTCTGTTTGCTTTGTTTGGATTGTATGAAAGTTTAATTGCGTTTCTTACATTACCACGATTCAAACCTCCTGGAGAGAACCATGCGTCTGCAACTCTATCAGTGTTAGCACATAAACCAGCAGTGTCACCATTAAGTGGCACGAAACGATATACATCGTTATACTTGTCATACATGTACTTGTAACCACTATCGAATACCATGTAAGATGACGAAGGACATAAGTCAAACGCATCTTGAACATTGTCAGTTTGTGTATTACTATCAGCAACACCAACTGTAGCAGAACGATAAGGTGAAACAAAACCAACACAATCTTTTCTTGTTTCTACTATATTTGTAATCATTGTTACAAAAGTATCTTGACCAGCAGCACTATCAGTAGTTAAACTTGATGAACCACCAAGAAGTAAGTTTACTTCAATGTTATCTGAGTCTAGATATTTTTCAAATGATAATTGCATCTCACCAGCAGTTACTGCATAATCGTCAGTACCACCAGAAAGTGTAGTTAATGTTGGAGTGTTTACTGCTGTGTAAGCAGAAGTTGTATCAGTTCCCCAGTTTGTACCTGCTGAGTTATGATCCATCCAATAAATGAAAGCAGATTGTCTAAAAATTACATCAGCATAATAAATGCTATCACCTTGTGGTGATTTAGCAGATGAGTTTTTAGATAAGTTAGAATATGTTTCAATTACAGAACTTTGGTTTTGCCCTGCAACATCGTTGTCGTTACCAGTTATATCACCTGTAGTATCATAAACAACAACATGCATTTCGTCACCAGTACCACGACCATTTTGAGTCGCATATGCTGAAGTTCCTGGAGCACTAGTAAATAAATCATAGAACTTCCATCTTCTTAATACGAACGAGTTGTCAGGAATAGCAGTTTGAAATCCTACTCCGTCTGGGTTATCTTTTAATCTAAGTGTTATGACATTACTGGTTGTATTTACAGCAGTAACTTCATATTCTCTAAAGTTATCTACTGGTGATGTATAGTTAGCATCGCTGTAGAATGATAACATATCACCTACATTAATAGCGAAACCAGATTCGTCAGCATTATCTACTGTAATTGCATTGTCGCCAACTGCTACATCATTTTGGTTTACTAAGTTGTTAGCACCAAGTGATTGTTGATATGCAGTTCCCGAAGGGCATATAGAAACACCCAATGAATTTCCGTGAGTACCAGCAGTTCTTGCTGCCCACTCACCTACTGAACCTTGTCCAGTATTAAAACTATTTTCATAGTGTTCATCGTCACGAATAAGAACACCACCAGTAGCACCTGCGTTGGTGATGGCAGATTCTGCACGAGTAACGAAGCAAGCATCTGTATATGCTAAAAAGTTTGCCACTGTGAACCAAGATTCGAATTGATTACTTGTATTTTGGGGTCTTCCAAATATTCTTAATAACTCTTCTTCAGAGGTTATAAGAGTTGGAGAATTAACTGGACCTTTTTCAAAGGCACCAGCAGACGCACCGATCGAAGTTGCAACTGCAGGAACAACATTCGTCAAATCAATTTCTTTTACTTGGACTCCAGGCGAGACTTGAAATCCCATAGTGTTTACTCCTAAAATTAATTAAATATTACTTTGTCACTTTATTTATAAATTGACAACTTTCAATAATCTAATTTATAAGTCAAAAAGAATATAAATAGATTTATGAATGAACATTATGAAAAATATAAAGAAACTATCAAAAGAGTTTCAAAAAGAAACTATCATAAACGAGTTTCATCTTTGAGTAAGTATTTAGAAAATACTAAATGTCAATATTGTGATGAAAATGAAATTGCTTGTTTAAAGTTTCATCCACATGATAAAGAGATAAGAAATAAGATAAAACGAGTTGGTATGAATGTTGAAAGTAGGAAAGAAGTAGAAAAATTAATCAACGATTCTTTTATAGTATGTGCTAACTGTAAGATAAAGATAGATAATGAGTTAATGGATACTGCTTACCAATCACTCTTATAATCTCTTTGTACAGTAGTCCACTTTGTACCATACTCATCAACTTGAACATCTGGTTCATCTATACCATTATCAATAAACCCAAATGGTGCCATATCTTGTTCTAATTGTTCTTGTTGGTCTCTAAACATTCTCTGACGAATATCGCTATCAGTAAGTTCCTTAAAATATGTTTGGTCTATTGACCAAGCAAATAAGAATAAACAAGCAACTAAATCGTCATTACAACCAGTATCTGCTTCCCAAGATTTCCCCTTTACTATAAATGTAGACAACTCACTTATTGTATCAATATCTTGAATAATAATTTTATCA